CGCGACGAAGGCCGGGAAGAACCGGCGCGCCTTCCGCTGGGCGCTGGAGTCGTGGACCGGACCACCGTCCCGAACGGTTCTGTCAGGGGAGCCCCGCATGGCAGTCCCTAGGGAAGAGCACTTCCCCTGCAAAAACAACCGCTTCGACTGGCGAACCCCTGTAACCCGCACCATTGACCGGAAACGACATTCCGGAACGATGGCTAACCCGTTGTGGCCCGACGCGGCAACGAAAAACCCCGGCGCGCTGGCGGGCGCTACCGGGGCTGGGGTCGGCTCATCTGTCGGGATTAACCGGGCTGGAGCCTACACCATCCGGGGGGCGCTGTCATGAGCGTGACCCGCGATTTCGAGGCCAAGTGCCGGACGCCGCGCCGACCCGTGGAGGGCGACACGTCAACCGACACGATAGGCGGAACGAGCGTCTTTTGGCAGGGGCGATGGCAGTCCAGCGAGGTGGCAAGGTCGCACGGATGGGTCCGGCGTCCGGCACCCGCGAACGATCATCTGGCCGAATGGGGCGTTGATCTGGACGGCCTTGAACGCCCCGCCCGTCCGTCGCGGTTCTCTGCCGCCGAGCTTTGGGACATGGAGTTCCCGCCCGTGGCCTGGGTTGTCCCGGACTACATCGCGGCGGGCCTGACCCTGCTGGTCGGTGCGCCGAAGCTGGGCAAGTCGTGGCTCGCGCTGGACCTCTGCCGCGCCGTCGCCGAGGGCGGCTATGTCCTGGGGGATCGGCATTGCTCGCAGGGCTCCGCACTCTATGCCGCGCTGGAGGACAACCCGCGACGGCTGAAAGACCGCCTGCGAAAGGTCTGCGCCCGCAAGCCGTCTGATGCCCTGGCGATCTGGACCGAAATGCGGATGCTGGACGACGGCGGGCTGACCGATCTGCGCCGCTGGATCGAGGCCGCCAGCAACCCCCGGCTCATTGTGATCGACGTGCTCAACAAGGTGCGGTCAGCGCAGGGCCGGACCGAGGCCCCCTATGCCTACGACTACAGAAGCGTCACGCCGCTTAAGGAGCTTGCCGACGAGTTCGGCGTGGCGATCGTCGTCGTGCACCACACCCGCAAGGCCGATGCCGGTGACAAGCTGGAGAAGGTCAGCGGAACGAACGGCCTGACCGGCGCGGCTGACACGACCATCATCCTCGACCGCGACGGCGAGGGCGTCACCCTCTCCGGCCGAGGCCGCGACGTGGCCGAGTTCGACACGGCTATGGAGTTCGACCGGGATACCTGCCGCTGGAGCGTCCTCGGGGACGCCAAGGAGGTCAGGGTATCCGACGAGAGGAAGGCGATCCTGGAGGCGCTGGCGGGCGAGACCGAGCCGGTCGGCCCGAATGTTATCGCCGATGTTAGCGGTCTGGCGTCCGCCAACGTCCGCTTCCTGCTGGGCCGGATGGGGAAAGCCGGGCAGGTTCAGAAGGTCGGACGGGGCAAATACCTTCACCCTGATATCTCCCCCCCTAACATCGCTAACATCGCTAACATTGAGGAGGCTGGGTCATGAGCCTCCCCCGCGCCCTTGTTAGGGCTGTTAGCGATGTTAGCGCCCCCCTAAGGCTGATCGCCCTCGCGGATCGTCTGCGCCGCCTCGGGCCGTCACACCGCGACCCCGAACGCTTCCACATCGACAAGTCAGAAATCGAGGCCGAGCTGCGCCTGCTGGCCCGGAGGATCACCCATGGCTGAATGGCCCTACACGACAACCGCATGGCAGCGCCTGCGCCGCCTCAAGCTCTCCGAACAGCCGTTGTGCGAGACCTGCGCCCGACGCGGCCGACGCGTCATCGCCGAGCACGTCGATCACATCGTCGCCATCTCACGCGGGGGCCATGCCTTCCCCCCGACCGATGGCCTGCGCTCCCTCTGCCCGTCATGCCATTCGATCAAGACCGCCGCCCGCGAGCGAGCCGGAGGAAAGGGCGTCGCCGTCAAAGGCTGCGACGTTGATGGGCTTCCGCTCGATCCCGAGCACCCGTTCCTCGCGGGGGATAACCCCCTTTCAGGACAAGGAGCTTTCGCCTCCGGACCGCCGGGCAATGAGAAAAACCATTTAGTTCAGGACTGGGGCGTCTGATGGGCCTGCGTGGACCCGGCGCGAAGCCGATGAAGAAGCGAAGCGTGGAGGCTCCCGCGGAGGCCGTGGGAGCCCTGCCGTGGGAGGCCGAGGGGCTGACCCGCGTTGAGCGCGTCGTGGCCTTTCTGGAGTTCCTGCCGGTCACGTCCGGGGCCTTGGCAGGGTCGCAGTTCAAGGTTCGGCCGTGGCAGCGCGCCTTTCTTGAAGCGGTCTATGGCGTGGCGGATGGGGCGACCCGCCCGGTGCGGACGGCGGTGCTGTCTATGCCGAGAAAGCAAGGGAAGACGGCGCTGGCGGCTGGATTGGCGCTTTGCCACCTGTCGGGGCCGGAGGCGGAGCAGCGGGGCCAAGTCTATTCGGCGGCCAACGATCGGGCGCAAGCCGCTCTGATCTACAACGAAATGGCCGCGATTATTGAGCGCGTGCCCTTCCTGGACGAGCGCGTCAGCCTGCGCCGCCATGCCAAGGAAATGGAGGACTTTGAGAACGGGTCCGTCTATGCGGCGCTGTCGGCAGACGTGCCCGGCAAGCACGGATTGAGCCCGTCGTTTGTGGTCTATGACGAGCTGGGCCAAGCGGCGAAGCGCGATCTGCTGGACGCTCTCGACACCGCGATGGGCGCCCGCGCCGAGCCCTTGATGCTGGTCATATCCACCCAGGCGGCGGACGATCTGGCCCCTATGTCGGAGCTGATCGACTACGGCCAGCGGGTTCAGTCCGGCGAGATCGAAGACCCGTCATTCCACCTGACACACTACGCCGCGCCGGAGGACGCTGACCCGTGGTCGCCCGAGACCTGGGCCATGGCGAACCCGGCGCTGGACGACTTCCGGTCTCTGGAGGACGTGGCCCGGCAGGCGGCGCAGGCGCAACGCATCCCGTCGAAGGAAGCGGCGTTCCGAAACCTGATCCTGAACCAACGTGTCGCGGCCGAGACCCGGTTCCTGCCGGTGTCGGAATGGAAAGCGTGCGGCGCGCCCCTGCGCCCCGATCTGGAGGGACGACCGTGCTGGCTCGCGCTGGACATGGCCGCAACCCGCGACCTGACCGCGCTGGTCGCCGTCTTTCCCCATGAGGACGGGACCGTTGACGCCATGGCGCAGTTCTACCTTCCGGCCGAGGGGCTGGCCGATCGCGGCGAGAAAGACCGCGTGCCCTACACCGTCTGGCGCGATCAAGGCTTTCTGACCGCCACGCCGGGGGCTGCGACTGATCCCCGGTTCATCGCGGCGACGGTGGCGCAACTGTGCGCCCGGTTCAGGGTTCAGGCGCTGGCCTATGACCGCTGGCGGATCGAGACCTTCAAGATGGCGCTGGCCGACGAGGGCGTGACCGATCTGGCCATGGTCGAGCACGGCCAAGGCTACCGGGATATGGCCCCGGCTGTGGATGCGCTGGAGCGCGTGGTGGCCGAGCGGAAGCTGCGCCACGCGAATAATCCGATCCTGACGTGGTGCGTATCCAACGCCGTCGTGACCCGCGACCCTGCCGCGAACAGGAAGCTGGACAAGAGCCGCGCCACGGGTCGGATCGACGGCGCGGTGGCGCTGGCGATGGCCCTGCACGCCATGGAAATGAAGCCGGAGGCCGGGGACTGGTCGCCTATGGTCGAGGCGGCCTAGAGCTTCGGCGGGAGGGCCGCCGCCAATTCCTTGCCAGCCTCTTCGAGGTTCAAGATGTTACGTGTCTGCTCCGCCTCGAGCCAGGCTAGCACGTCATCAATACCCATGCCGGAGATGGCCATAGCGGAGACAACCTTTATGGCCTCGCCAATAGCCTCGCCCCGACCAGCAATCCGATTGACCTTCTGCAGGGCCATCTCGAGTTTTTCAGTCATACGTCCGCCTTTGTTTACGTCAGTGCATGATAACGGCGCAGACTCTGCATCGTTTACGATGCGGGGGCCAGCGCGCGGATCACCACGTGCGGCGGGAGGAAATCCTTATCCGCAAAGGTGTCACGCGGCGGACATCTCGTCACTCTGGCAGGAATGCGGACAACTTGTCCGCATACTCAAAAAAGGCCGCCGCCGACCTCGGCGTTGACGAGCGCACCGTCCGCCGCGACCTCGCTCGCGGCAAGAAGATCGCCCCCGACGTTTTGGCCGAGGTCGCCGATCTGGAGCCTGGCGGCGATCTGGAGCCGAGCCTGTCTTTCACGCTGGCCATGGATCAGGACAACGCGATTCGATGGGAGCGCGTGGGGGTGGACTGGATCGACGCCGAGGACGCTTGCGAGGACGAGGGCGCGCCGACCGGGGATGACGAGCCGGACGACTATCATTAGCCATTAGTGAAAACGCCATTGACCGGGCAGGCAAATCATGGGAGCTTTCGCCAATGATAAGGAATAGCCCGTGACCGCCACGCCCGGCCAGCTCAAATCGACGCTCGCTCGCGTCTTCGCTTATCCTGAAAGCGCCATCGACTATCCTTGGCGCGCGCTACGAGAGGCTGGCCTTGTAACCAAGGGTGGTCGAGGTCGCAGTGCCGCCAAGGTCACGGCCCGCGACGCCGCGCGTCTGGTCATTGCCGTTGCGGGTTCAGTCCCGTCGTCGGAGGTTGTGGCCTCTGCGCGCCGCTACGGCGCCCTTGCTGGTGACTGGTCCATTCAGCCCAATTTTTCCGTGCCGGACTGGCTGTCTGTTTCGAGCACACTGGAAGACCTGCTGACGGCGATGATTGCCGCCGCCGGGGACGGTCGGTTTCAGGCTTTCACCAATGAGATGCGGAGTCCTTCAGACGAGAACCCGCTCGCCCCCGGTCATTGCTTTGTTGAAATATCGCTGCTGGGTCCGTTCCCGCAAGCCTCCGTCCGCGTGGCCGCTACCCACGGCCAGGGCATGGCTGTCTTCTCGGAGTGGCCCTCCGACGTCGATCAAATCCGAGACTACAAGTTCATGGACGCCGATTTGGGCGGCCTCGATACGTCGCGCCGGTTCAACGACGGCACGATCAAGATTCTGGGCGAGCTGATCGGATCGCCCGAATGACCCCCTTCGGCCGCCGTTCATTGACGCTGCCGCGAGGAGCCGGACGAGGCCGATTGAAAAGGCCTCACGAGAGCACGCCCTCCCTTGACTTTTGGCCTCAACGGGAGCACATCCATTATGTGCTCCCGTGAGGCCGTTTCCATGAACGCAACCCTGTCGAAAAAGCTGCGGTTCTCCGATGTGGTCTATGCCATCGGCTCGACCCCGAAAGCCGTGCGCCTGTGGTTGCAGCGCGGCCTTGTCGAAATCCATACCCCGAAGCCTGAGGGCGGCGGCTGGACCGAATACAGTTTCCGCGACATCGCCATCCTGTCGTTGGTGCGCTCGCTGGTGAATTTTGGCGTTGACGTGCCGACCGCGAGCAAGATCGCCAACACCATCATGGGCGATCACTTTTTCCCCCAGGTGAACCACCTCAAAAACCCGGACGAGGTGTCGGTCGGCGTGCTGCCGATGGTCTGGGTGAATCGCCGGCTCTATCTCTATCGCGACGGCGACGACTGGCGCATGGAGCTGGTGGCCTTGTGGGAGGGCGCCCCGGGCCGTGAGCCGGCCCCCGTCTGTATATCAATCGACGTTGAGAGCGTCATTCGCACCGCTTTCGAGCGCGCCAATGAGAGCGTGAACGATGGCGTCGATGGGGATGACGCCGAATGAGATACCCCGTCGCCATTCCTATGACGCCGAAGCGGCTAGGCGAACAACGACAAGCAACCTGCGCGGCTCCGGGGTGTCGGTCAGACAGCGTTCAAGGTTGCGTAGCCGCACCCCATTCCCGTCGTGAGACGCGATATCCCCGCGCCCTTTGGGGCCAGATGGATACTTCCCCGGCCGTCGAGAGACGCCCTTTCCCCGTGCCCTGCGTGGGCCAGATGGAGCTTTTACCACATGCCTAACCTGCCCTCCCTGAGAGAGAAGCGCGCCGCCAAGGTGGATGCGCTCAAGGCCATCCAGCTGGCCGCCGAGAACGACAACCGAGACCTGACGCCTGCCGAGGTGTCGGCCTTCAACCAGGGCCGCGCCGAGGTGGAGGCGCTGGACGTGCAAGTCCGCAACGCCGAGTTCCTGGCAGAGGCCGAGCGCCGCGCGGCCGGTGACGCGGTGAACGACAACCGCCACGCCCCGGACCTGTCCCGCTACAGCGTGGCCCGGGCCATGCGGTGCGGCATGACCGGCAACTTCGACGGCCTGGAGGGCGAAATGCACGCCGAGCTGTCGCGCGGCCGTGAGACCCGTGGCGTCATGATCCCTACCACGATGCTGCTGGGGGAAGCCCGGTCGCAGACGGTCGGCACCGGGTCGGCTGGCGGCTTCACGGTTCAGACGAACGTCGCCCCCCTCGCCGATCGCTTCCGCCCGGCCCTGAGGGTCGAGGCGATGGGCGCGACGGTCCTGCGGAACCTCACCGGTGCCGTGGACCTGCCGAACCTGACCGCCTCCGGTTCCGCGTCGTGGGTCGCCGAGAACGGCAACGCCACCCGGTCGGCCGCGACCTTCGCCAAGGTTCCGATGGCTCCCAAGACCGTGACGGGCGAATACCGGCTCTCGCGCCGCCTGATCCTGCAAAGCAACGAGGCGATCGAGGATCTGATGCGCCGCGACCTCGGCCTGATCCTGGCGCAGGCGCTGGACGCCGCCGCGATCAAGGGCGGGGCGACGAACGAGCCCAAGGGCATCCTCGCCACGACCGGCGTGGCAGAGGTGACGGCTGCGACCAAGCTGGGCGACACCTGCGCCAACATGATCGCCGCCCTTGAGCTGGACGACGTGAACGGCACGGCGGCCTTCCTCACCAATCCGGCCGCCCTGAACGCCGCACGCAAGATCGTTGACGGCCAAGGCCACTACATCACGCTGGCCGAGACCTTCCACGGCCAGCGTGTCGAGGTGACGACACAGGTTCCCGACGCCGGGGGCACTCCGGTGAAGCAAAACCTGATCTACGGCCTCTGGTCGGAGCTGGTGATCGGCTACTGGTCGGCGGTGGACGTGATGGTTAATCCGTATCACCCGGACGTTGCCAGCAACGGCGGCGCCCTGATCCACGCCTTCCTCGACGCTGACGTGGCCGTCCGGCACACCGAAGCCTTCCGGTTCGCGAAGGTCTGACGATGACCGCGCCCGAGCACCGTTCCTCGCCGATCGAGCTTCGCGCCAAGGGCCGACGCCTGGAGGGCTACGCCGCCCTCTATGGCGTTCGGGCGCGGATCGCGGATCAGTTTGACGAAGAAATCCGTCAGGGGGCTTTCACCGGCTCCCTGCGGTCCGGCCGTGACATTCTGGCCCTGGTGGATCACGACCCCGCCCGTCTGCTGGCCCGGACCCGCTCGCGCTCCCTGCGCCTGTCTGAGGACTCCACCGGACTGGCCTTTGAGCTGGACCTTCCCGACACGACCGAGGGCCGCGACGTGCTGGCGCTGGCCGAGCGGGGCGACCTCGGCGGGATGAGTTTTGGCTTCACCGTCGCGCCCGGCGGCGAGACCCGAGAGGGGGGCGTTCGCGTCCTGGAGGCCGTCCGGCTTCACGAGATCAGCGTGGTGAAGGCGTGGCCCGCATACGACGGCACCATCGTGACGCCCCGGTCCCGTGCGGCTGTCACGGCCCTGCGCCTCGCCCATGCCCGCCGCTATCTGGAGGCCATCGCATGATCTGGCCCTTCAAGCGCGAGACCCGCAACGCGGCGACGATCGCCAGTTCCGACCCCTATCTGGCCGAATGGTTCAGCCTTCGCGGTCAGGGGCCGAGCGCGGTGAACCCCGAGACCCTGCTGAGCAACAGCGCCGTGGCCGTCCGATGCGTCAACATCCGGTCGGAAATGCTGGCGAGCGTCGGCCTGTTCCTGCTGCGCCGGTCTGCCGATGGCGGCCGGGCGCGAGCTGACGATCTGGCGCTCTACGGCGTGCTGCACGACCTGGCCAACCCGCAAATGACGGCATTTGAAGCCCGCGAGTTCCTGATCCGCTCGCTGGACCTGACCGGCAACGCCTATGCCCGGCTGGAGCGCGACGGTCGCGGTCAGGTGACGGCGATCTATCCGCTCCCCCCTGCTGACGTGGTGGTCGAAACTCTGCCGTCCGGTCGCTTGCGCTACCGCGTGTCGCAACGCTCCGGCGGGACGTTTGTCCTGCTACAGGATGAGGCCCTTCACATCCGCGGCCCGTCCCGAGACGGCGTTATGGGCCTGTCGGCTATTCAATATGGACGGCAGGCGATGGCCCTGCGGGTCGCGCAATCGGAGACGGCCAAGGCGCTAGTGGACAACGGCCTGCGCCCCTCCGGCGTCATGAGCTACGCCGAGCGCCTGACCGGCGACGCGCGGGCGAAGGTGCGCGAGTCCGTGCGGGAGCGGCTGCAAGGGTCGGCCAATGCTGGCCAGCTCATCATCATGGACGGCGGGGCCAAATACAGCCCCTTGGCATGGTCGGCCGAGGACGCCGAGTTCCTGGCCAGTCAAAAGCTGTCCAACGAGGACGTGGCCCGCCTGTTCGGGGTTCCGCCGACGAGCGTCGGCATCACGGACAAGGCGACGTATAGCAACACCGAACAGGAGGCCCGCGCGCTGGTGGCCAACTGTCTGGGGCCGCTGGCCGCGCGGGTTGAAACCGCCATGATCCGCTGTCTGCTGACGCCGGAGGCGCGCCGCACCCTCTACATCGAACACGACCTCGCCGCCCTGCTGCGAGGCGACGTTCGCGCCCGGTTCGAGGCTTACCGGATCGGCCGGGAGATCGGCGCGCTGTCGCCGAACGACATTCGACGCCGGGAGAACGACACGCCTATCCCCGGCGGCGACACCTATCACCAACCCGCCAACTGGATTCCGCTGGGCAGCTCGCCGGAGGTGGCCAATGCCTGATCCGATCCTCACGCTCGCCGAGACAAAGGAGTTCCTGCGAGTGCTGCACAACGAGGATGACACCCTTATCACGGGGCTGATCCTGACCGCGACGGAAACCGCCCTCGCCCATGCCGACGGCCTGGCCGAAACCGACGCTATCCCGGAAAGCGTCCGGACCTCGGCCCTGCTGCACGTCTGCCGCCTCTACGACGACCGCCACAGCGAGGCCCCGCCCGCTGCTGCGGCGACGCTGGCCAACCGCTACCGGGACTGGAGCGTCTGATGGCTTCGCGTGTCGTCAAGGCCAACGAGCTGAAGCGGGTTCTGGACGTGCTGGAGAAGCGCGGCGTGATCCCGACGACCTTTGATCTGTTGCCCGGCGGTGCGGTGCGCCTGCACCGTGTCCCGCCAGCAGCGAACGACACGACTGATCTGGATAAGGAGCGAGCGGAATGGGACGCGGCCTTAGAATGATCGGCTTCCCGCACGCGAGCGCGTTCAGGGACCGGCACGGCAAGGTGCGGTATCGGTTCCGCAAGAAGGGCTTGCCGACCGTGTATCTCCCCGGCGTGCCCGGCTCGCTGGAGTTCGCCGCCGCTTATGAAGCTGCGGCATCGGGGGCCAAGCCGCTGGCGATCGGCCAAGGCCGCACGAAGCCCGGCACGATCAACGCCCTCGCGGTGGCCGCATTTGAATCGGCCGACTGGTCTGCGCTGGCCGAAAGCACACAGCGCAACTATCGCGGCGTCATGGAACGGCTGCGCCGGGACCACGGCGACAAGACCGTCCGGAGCCTCACGCCTGAAATCGTCCTGAGGCTGCGTGACCGCATCCCCGGCCAAGCCGCCCGCAACAACTTCATCAAGGCGCTGCGGTGGTTCCTCGCCTTCGCCGTGGCGCGTGGCTGGCGTCAGGACAATCCGGCGTCGGCGGTGGTCAAGATCAAGTATAGGACCGAGGGCTATCACACCTGGACCGAGGCTGAGGTGGCCGCGTTCGAAAAGCGGTGGCCGGTCGGGACAAAGCAACGGCTCGCCATGGATCTGCTGCTCTACACCGGCCAGCGGTCAAAGGACGTGCGCCTTATGGGGCGCCAGTCCCTGACCGGCGACGGGATCAGGGTCCGGCAGTCAAAGACCGGGACCGAGCTGACAATCCCGCTGCACCCGCGCCTCGCCGCGTCGCTGGCCACGGTTCCGGGGGATCAGATGTTGTTCCTGCCGACGCAATACGGACCGGCCTACACGGCCACCGGCTTCTACAACTGGATCAAGGCCGCGTGTCGGGAGGCGGGCGTTGCCGAGTGCTCGCCGCACGGCCTTCGCAAGTGCATCGCCACCCGCATGGCCGACGCCGGGTGCACACACTCGGAGATCATGGCCGTGACCGGCCACAAGAACCCCAAAGAGGTGGAAACCTACATCCGCGCCCGCGATCAAAGACGCTTGGCGTCCTCGGCCATGGCCAAGATCGGCACGGATGCGGAACGAGATTTGGCTAACCTTCCTAACAGGTTAGCCAAATGACCCTGCAACCCATTGAAAGGATTTAGGAGAATGTCCCGCGTGGCAGTCCCTAGGGGAATCGAACCCCTCTTTTCAGGTTGAAAACCTGACGTCCTAACCGATAGACGAAGGGACCACGGCGCGGGAGCGGGCGATATAGCCGCCGATCCCGAAGGGCGCAAGCGGCA